GCACGCTTCGTGCTTGTGCTTAATAGATTTATGCCTTAAAAATAATTGTCAAAAAACGCATAGGTATTTTCTAAAAGCTTGACATTTAGCCAAAAATGGTGTATAATATGTATATAAGGACAAGGGTGATAAGCCCCATAGATAAAAGGAGATAGACATATGAGACATTACAAAATCAAGCACGCCCAGCAGGTATTCAGTGGTTCGACCGCCCCAAAACTTGAGTGCAACGTTATCGACATTGGCGACGCCGTAAAACCAAAGCGCCCCGAAATCGAGAAGCGTCCACGCAACAATTCGCCATACACCTCACATGGCAAACCCAAGGCAACCCCTGGCGATCCAATTCGAGACATGGCGGATATTCAAAAGGCAAAAGAGTTCTTGCTCAACAACGGTAAGACTAGACGCATCAGACTTCGTAACTACATGTTCTTCACCCTCGGCATTTCAACGGGACTCCGTGGTGGCGACTTAGTTAAAATCAAGATTGGCGATGTGATTACCGAGGGCGGTAGATTTAAAAGCTATATCAGCTTGTTCGAGGAAAAGACCTCTAAACACAACAATCCAAAGCTTAATTCATCATGCCGTGAAGCAATCAAGACATATCTCGACTACATCGGCGACTACTCCCTTGAAGACTATCTGTTCAAATCCGAGAAAGGCGGTTGTCTTGACCAATCACAAATCTATAGAATCATTCATTCGCTTCAAACCGACCTTGGGCTACCATACCACTTGAGCGCACATAGCCTCAGAAAGACCTTTGGCTACTGGACAATAAAGATGCACCCCGACGATTCAAGAGCTCTTGTGACACTCCAGAGAATGTTAAATCACGATTCACCCGAGACTACACTGATTTACTGCGGAATAACTCAAGACGACAAAGACGCATTCTACGATGACATGGATACACTGTTCGATGAGGCTACAACCATATAACTTCTCGCTACAGGTCTAAGACGTTTATACGAAAGCCGACATAAGCCGGCATAAGCAACTTGACAAATCACAGTACGCTGTGCATAAAATGGGCACAAATCTCAAGCCTTGCCAAATCAAGGTTCAATGCAGTTCTAGCTGACAGTAATTAAGCAAAGAAAACCCTGCCGCATTGAATTGGCAACAAACTTGAGTGCGTTTGTCCGAAGTGACAGGTCACTGGAGATTAAACTCTGTCACTGGTCT